CAAAGGCGTTGCCGCAGTTGCTAAACCGGCCAGCGCACTTATCACACCAATGACATCTGTCGAGCTTTTATTATTTTTGTTGGTAGTGTTCGTTCCCATTGTATATTCCTTTCGATCGAGTAATATATGGGCAATAAAAAAAGGTGCGGCCCCAACAAGAGACGCACCTGAAAAAGTGCTCTCCCATTGTTGCCACACAATCTCGACCTAATTACGGGTATGAGTAAAGAGAGAATACACTTTTTACCAAAGCGATTCCCATAATTAAGTCGGATATAAAATTGTGTGGCATTTACAGTATAGCACAGATCAATAGTAAAGAAAAGGAATTTTCATTAACTCTTGACTTTTTCTTTAAGCTGTGATATAAGCCTGTTTTCTCAGGTCATCGTAGATCATCTTCATTCCGTCCTCGAAGTACACTACTATACTCATATACCCGAACGGACGAAAATATACGGATGACCTCGACAACCTTGGATAAATTGATTTGAAATTTTCATACAAGCTCTCCCAACTAATCTTGCTCATGATTTCCTCCATTTTTGCTCGTGGCCAAAAACCCACTTTTTTTTCGCTATTACTATATACTTTTAAACTTTCTATCATAATAGTTTAAGAAAAAAAGTGGGAAAGTGGGCTTTGAGCCCGAAAACCCGCATAAATACTGGGTTTTTGCTGACCAAATCGGGGTTTTAAAAGTGGGCAGAAAGTGGGCAAATGGCCACAAATTTGACCAAAATCGTCCGAATCCTTCCTCAAAGCTCTCCCCATTTTCCAAAAAGCCCACATAAAAGTGACCAAAGCCCATTTTTCAAAACCTAAAAGTGGGCGTGATTTTCACCCACTTTCAAGCTTTGTACAGATGATTTTCAATAATTTCTTCTCTGATAAGGTAGGTGTTTCCTGGCAGTCGGTCGATAAGAATACTGCTTAACGAAGGAGTCCCTTCGAGATTTCCGCAAAGACATTCCGTATCTAGCCGGAGAACTGAGACTCTTTTTTCTTTTGTTTTCGGATACCGACGGTCCAAATCCGAATGCCTCAGCCAAAGCGTCTGCCATCTCTTTTACTTTCACGGCAAATTCGTCAAACGCTTTGACAAGAGCATCTATAGTCTTCTGACAATCATCCATAAATAATCACCTCCAAATCCGTCCGGTTCGTTTATCCTTAATAACGATTCGCTCTTCAATATGGAAGTCAGACAGTTCACACAACGTAAAAATGGTTTCCAATAGTTTATGGAACCGGTCCTCTTCCTGCTCAATGTTTTTCAGTGCTTCATAGGCAGTCGGATCGGAATACCCCTCAGCATTTTTTCGACAATCATTTTTAATACCCATCTCGTCCTCCCCACCGGAATGAATCATCCATATAGGTCGCAGACGAGTTGACTGCCTTTAACACAATCAGACCAATCAGACTCGCCAGTCCAACGACACACGCAATAATTCCCATTACACATTTCATGTTGCTTCACCCTCACTTTCAACTAATTTTACACCGCCATATTCCCACAAATCCTCTTTCAGCTTTTCCATGTCCAGCTCACCATTTTGCCAACGTTCGTAGTATTCCAGAACCAGCTCGGTAAACTTCGGAATGCGCTTCGCATAAGATTTTGTCCAATAATGGTCCATCAGCACTTCCAGCGGCAGAGTCAGGAGCAGAATCATCGCAGTGTTTACGGCGTCGTCTGTAGCTTCCTGCTTGATTCGCTCCAGCTCTTTCCCTACCTGTTCACGGACGGCCGCATCGAGCTGCGCTTTCGTGAGATTGTATGTAGCGGTCTTTTCTTTTTGCGCTAATTTCTGAGCACGTCTCCTCTCGGCTCGTCCCATCATCCTCATCCCCTTCATAAATCCAGTTCGTTTTCGCAAAGAACAGCGGTACTCCCATAATCAGGGAAAATAAAAAGAACGTTGCATCCCATTCAATCGGGACTGACAACGCTCCTATCAGGATAATCAGGACAGCATAGATTTTATTTTTTATCAGTTTTCGGCTCCACATAGTTACTCTCCTTTATTCTGCTCTTTGGCGAGGATTTTCGCCTCTTCCAACTTTGCGTATCCTTTGGCTGAAGCACAATATTCAATACATTTGCAGATTCGGTCAACCAGAGAATAGGCGCAGATATACAAAACAACAAGAATAATAAGCTGCTGAAGTAATGTCATGATTTTAGTCCTCCGTATTTTCCTTTAAACGAACATTTATCGTGTCCAATATTTCCTCTTCGTTGTAGATGCTGTCCACAGTCATATTGAGATATTCGAGGGAAAGAATTTCTTGAGTATAATCTTTACTCAATAAACATATCTCATCGCCATCGGAACTGAGCAACCGAATGTCGTTCTCTCGTATCAATGGAACCAAATCTTTAAGAATTACCATTGTCATCGCCCTTTCCAACAATAATCTCCGAATATGGCAGTGTTTCAATCCATTTGCAGAAATCTACCCACTCATCGAGTTTATGATTTTTCCGCATTGGATAAATGCCAGCCAGCACTTCATAATTCAACATAACCGTTCGTTTCTGATTATAAGAACTTGGGAGGAGCTGAATCATTTGCCACCATACTTCCTTTCTCCATTCGGGATTTTGTTTGATGCTCTCATCAAGATAACCTTCTCGACAAGAATTTAAGTCTTCGATAGTTCTCTTTAAAGAATTGAGACCGGCGACTATTAAATGCTCATGACTAAAATCGTCCAGCGTAAATTCCTTCGCCGCAATTTTATGCATGGTAGAACAGGAATTAGCCACCGTCCCTACTTTATAAGTGTCAAACTCCTTCCACCAGTAAAGCGGAGCGGTAATATCTACATAGACCATAATCATTCTCCGATACTTCGCATGAGTCGGTCCACCGGCTGCAAGTCGCATCATCAAATCGTGGTCTGCTTTACCAAGCTGCCAGGAACGATTAAATGCGTGGGTGCAATATTCCTGATTTGCACAGTTCTCACATCCGATACCATTGTCCCCACCTTTGCAGATTCCACTATCCGATTTCTCCCAACTGTTCATCGGATTCCGCATTCCACGGATAGCGTGCTCCCAACCCATAACCTCTACGTTTTCAATTTTAATCATTGGCTTCTTTCTCCTTTCGCATTTTCTCCATCTCTGAAAGCATCTGATTCTCTTCATCGCAGAAGACAATTTCTGACGGATCAACTCGTCTGACTCCATCTGAAAACTCTACAATACCAAACATCTTGCTAAATATTCCCGCCGGAGCTCCGCCCATTAACGGACTAGCCTCCAAAGGTTTTGAATAATATTCCCATGCGTGGAAATATCCAAGCTTTTCGCCAACTTGACAAAGCCTTGTTTTCCACTCCATTTGCATATTAAGTCTCGCCATTACAATTTCTCCTTTCTCGCTCCAGCTTCACGTCGATAGCTTTCTGCAAATCTTCAGGCTTAATATCAAAAATGGACTCCAGGAAGTTCAGACAAATATAAGCATCTGCCATCTCTTCCAAGAGTCCAATTCTGTCTCCGTAGCCACGAACCTGTTTGCTGATCTGCTGCTGAAGCTCTGCGAATTCTTCCATTGCTACTGTACATTTTGTTTTCCATGGATATTTCTGAAGACTTCTCCGAATAATCCGCCGCCGTTCCTTTTCGGAAAGCTGAATATTGCTTTTTAGTCCTTGAATAAATCTATTCCGATTCATTGCTATTTTTCTCCTTTTTCAGATTCTCCAGAAGCTCATGATACATCTTTCGGCGCATCTCATACTCGCAGGAGGCAATCTCAATAAAGTCCTTTTCGCCTTCTCTGAAATATCGGTTAATCTCTACACGTTCTCCATCCGGCTTAATCGCATAGAGAATCCCAACCGTATCAAAGTCGCCATTTTTCCGATCGGTAAGAAACTCCTCGCAATACACACGGAACGGTTTGCTCTCCGGAAAATACGGCATGGTAATCGGGAATTTTTCTTCCATTACTCGATCTATCAAGCCACTGTGGTAGGATACATCTGGATTATCCAAGTTCACACCACAGAAACGGTTGACATCTCTGTACTTAACAGAGCCGTCAGCATATACATACTTAAAGAGAGAACTCATCCGCCGACACTGGTAATTTGCAATCTCTCCACGAAGACCACTTCGATCAGAAATATCGCTCCAGGCATCTTCTGTGTCTTCGATAGAAGTGAGCGGCTTTCCTTCAATCAATCGGTTTAAGATAAACTTTGTCATGCTGATGCTAAATCCGCTGTGACCATCTTCACAAAGACTCCGGAATGCCTTTAATGCACTTTCGTAGCAAGCACATCCGTAATCCCATTCTCCTGGTTTCCGATCAGGTGCTTCGTGTTTGCAGGCAATTTCTACTTCTCTTTCCGCCCACAATTCCATACTGGATTTCTCATGTGAATCGGGCTCTTTGATTTCAGATTCCTTTTCCCAATAGGAGTCATAGTCACCCTTTATAAAATTCCTGGCATGAGCTATATCGGATGTATGTTTGCATTCCACACCCGGGCAAGTATCTCCGCAACTTTTACCATCACAAAGATAAAGAACATCAGCTACTCCGTTTTCCAGAGGCCAGATATTCCGATCATCTATGTACTCATTGGCAAATATCTTTCTGGTATCAGAGCCAAAGTTTTCGATGATTTCCGGAAGATTCTCATTGACTGCGTCAAATGTCAGTTCATTTTCTTTGCACCACTCAATGGCCTTTTGAAGCATGTCATCTACACGACAAGTCCAAAGAATCAGCTTATCTCCGTTCTTTTGTCGATCACGAAGATACTCTATCAACTCTTCATTGGCTGAGCCGATTTCCGGCCATTTGTTCTCGCATAAAGTCCCATCAAAATCTACTGCAATAATTTTTGCTGGTTTAAGATTCATATCCTTTTTCTCCTTTCCATAGTGGACTCATCCCTTATGCAACTGCTATATCCACCTTGTGGCCGCCCTCATTATTGCTCGACCCTCTCCCAAAAATTCCAAATTATTCAAGCCATTTGTTATCGATATAATAGAAACCGAAAACACAGATCCCAATTAAGACTATCCAAATAATCCAGAATATCCATATTCCTAAATCAGTTTCTAAGTATTCTACGGTCTCGTCAATCCTCATGTTTTTATAAAATGGCGAGTTGTCAGCTATCGTATTATTAGACAGTTCTGTAAATACAGTCCCGGTAAAATTTAAACCTACCCCATAATATTTATACCGAATATGACTGGATTCTTTAATAGTGTCTATATACTCTTCTTCCGGCAAATCAATTTTACTAACTGGGAAAACATGGTTTAAAAACAATATTTTGTTACATGTCTGCTCTTCACTACCGGAATAATCCCATGTCCAATAGGTTTCCGTTGTGTAGTAAGTATGAGTTTTACCATTCACCGTTTTTCTATGTGAAACCCGACGAGTATGCATTGTGTATCGTTCTTTAACCTTTTTGATATACATATATTCGCCGCCAATTTCAGGATATGTAACCGTATCGACAGCTTTTAAATCCCCGTACACAAAAGCGTTTCCGACATTGGTTCTCATCCCATACTCAAACAGTTCATGCGATTCTATTTTTATTGCTTTGTTATATTTTTCGTTTTTATCCAAGTGATAATCTGAAATTTTTCCAGCAATAAGAATCCCAATCAGAAGCATAACAGCTACAATTGATATACTTGCCAATATTTCCCGTTTTGTAATTTCGAAATTCTCAAAATCAAAACTTCTACGCTTACATCTTCTCATATTTTCTACTCTCCAAATAAATTCTGTGGAGCGTCAACAGGAGCATCATAATCGAGATAGGTATAGTTCTGAATCTCATATCCGAGAATATCGAGAAAAACTCTTGTCGGGAATTTCCGTATATATCGGTTATATTCTTTAACCTGCTTATTATAGTTACTCCGATATTCTGCAATTAAATTTTCTGTAATAGAAAGTTCATTCATTAGCTCTTTATAATTTTCATTTGATTTTAATTCGGGGTATGCTTCAGAAACGGCAGTAATAGCGGTAGTGACATTTTCAATGTCACCAGTGGAACCTCTACCTTCAACAATTGCAGTCAATGTCTCAGCTTCGTATTTATCGTACTGCTTAACACAATCGGCAAGATTATAAACCAAATCTACACGCCGCTTTTCCTGAACCTTAATATCTGAATCAGCGGTATAGACTTGCTCTTCCAAGGCAAACGCTCTATTCTGAGAACTCTGCACACCAAACACACATAATAAAATAACAGCCACTATACCAGCGGCTACGATCAAGGCTACTTTCCAGTTGTTTCTAATTGTTTTCATACTCTTTTTTCTCCTTTATTCATTCTCAACTATTTTTATATTTTTGTTAATATAATCGAAAAACCCAAATTTGTACTCGTCTTCGGATATTGCTGTCATTTCTTCCATTTCAGAGCTAAACAATTCGATATTAGAATAAACTTTCCTGATCTTTGAATTTGTTGTAATATCGAGAAAATATACGTGAGCGAAAAACACTCCGTTTTTACAGAAGATGTATTCAATTTGTCCAATCCTTTTGGTCTTCTCTTCTTTAAAATAAGTGTTCTGAAAATTATCGGTATAAAAGTTTGCCATTTGAGAAAGTAACGAATTTTTTAATTCACTTTCTTTTTCCACACGTTTTTTGAATTCTTCAATATTGTTTAAACAGGTCTGTAGAGCATCGTTAAATGGATTTTGTGGAATTTTCATGATTTCCTCCTTCTTATCCTTCTGAACTTGTCCACGCTTTTTATCACCCCGGTATTCTTGTTAATGATGCGGTAATAGAATTCGGTCTCTTCAACCAGCATCCAGTCTTTACAATTCAGATAATGAGCAGATAAACATTCTTTTTGCTCTCTGGTTAATTTTTTCGGTTGCTTCATGTGGTTTTCTCCTTGCTAAAGCTGGTCTTCTTTGATTTGGGAAATACTAACTTTTGATAAAGCGCTTTGGCCTCTTCTCCCTGATAGGCGTTGATAATTTCGACTTTTCCTTTCTTCTGCTTTCCGACAATCAGAACACCAACGTCTTTTCCATGGGAAAAATCCCAACTCACAATTACGCTATCTGTTGATTTCATTCGCCATTACCTCCCCAAGCTTATTTTGGATGCGGCTTAAAATATCCTCCACCAATTTTCTCGTATTGGGATGCAGTTTTATATAATTTTTATGCTCTTCGTACCAGGAGAAAATTTCCAGCAAATTTCCTTTAAACCAACTAAAGGACCACCAATCGCAAATCATCTCCAGAATATAACAGTAGGGCATCTCCAAAACGATTTCCCCTTCTTCCGGATCATCATTGATCAATACCCAATGCTGCCAATGATGAGGATTTCGATGAATATGTAACAACCAGGCTTTTCGAAAATCCTCCACTACTGCATAAGAGCGATTTCCTCCATAAAAGTAAATATCATAGGGGCCATATTCATCAGGCTCAGTTTTGGATTGGTCATGTGCAAATACGATATTATGCTCTGCGCCACTGCCCTCCGTGATCTCAGGAAGATTTTTCTGTAACCATCGAAATCCCGCTTCAACGTTAGATTTATGCTGTGCCAAATATCGATCATATTCGTAGCTCATTTTTTCTTTTCCTCCCACATTACAGGTTTGTGAGAATTGAGATTATACCCATAATCCAGACATTCATTACATGGATCGATTTTCTCTCCCAATTCTTTATGTTTACAAGTTTTGCAATACTTTTTAAAATCTACTTCCAAATATTCTTCATTCATAATCTTTTCACCTACCTAAGCTGCCGTTTTCGATGGAGTATTCCCAGACCATTTTACAAACTTTGTCTCGTTGAAATCCTTTTTATCCTTCAAAGACCTGCCGATCCCCAAATCAATCCCGCTCCGAGATTTCAAATGATAGTAATACAGATCCTTGAAAGGCGTATTTAGCCTGTCTATTCGGCCCGCAGATTGTTTCATAATCTTATAGGAATAGTTCTGAGAGTAAAATATAATGGTGTCTGTCTTGATGCAGTTCCAGCCTTCAGCTCCAGCATTGTATTGAACAAGATATACCCAGCTTTTTGACTCTGGAATCGGCTGGTGTTTGTGACCATTCCACTCTGCAATTTCAAAAACTCCATCGTCCTCATAAATTTGAAACAATCCTTTTAAAAGCTCCAATTCATAATCGAAGTTGTAAAATATAATGGCTCTTGGATGTTTCTCTACGATCTCCATCAAGGCGATCTGCCGAGACTCATCCGTATTTACAATTTTTCTCCATATATAACAAAGACCAGCAGCGTTTGTAATCGGCTCGTTTTTAAATGGGTTCCATCTGGTTCGTCCAACGTCTCTGTATTTTTCAACATCATATTTGACAAACACATCTTCATGATGAGAAATCGTCTGGCGCTTGAAATCCATATTTACCAGGATTCGATTCCTGAGTCGAATCAGTCTCCCCGTATTCAAATATCGGTCAATCTTTGGGTATTTACTGAATCGACTATAAATCACATGTTCTCGGATAAATTCTGTCCGGTTTTTGTAAAATCCATTTGCGATGAATACCGGAATATAATCCTGCCAGGTATCTCCCGGAGTTGCAGATAATAGAATCCATTGGTTTGATTTGGTGATTTTCAGGAATGCCCTCACCCAAGCCCCAGAACCGATTACCCTCTGCTCGTCAAATATAAAGAAAGCGTCCTTCACATCTGCGTACTTCTTGATGTTATTCCAGGAATCCACGATAACCTGATTTGAATATAGATTGATATCCTCGTGAACCGAAAGAAGGAAGGGTGAAAGATCACCCTCCCATTCCATCGTGTCTCGCTTTCTGGCTGTTGTGATGATGTATAAGTCCTTTGGGGGATCGTCCATTGCAACATAATCCTCAAGCCCCATCAAACAATCTGGATTTCCGCCATTCTGGAGATAGTAATAGGCCAACGCTGTTCTGGACTTTCCGCTTCCAACGCCGCCGCACAGAATACAGCCATTATTCATTTTTTCAACTGCTGTCATCTGATAGTCATATAATTTAACAGCCATTCACGCCTATCCCTCCTCGCACACTATAAATCCGTCTTCAATCTCAGCCTGATACTCCAGAATACCATGCTCTTCCAAGTTTGCCTTCGGTCCGTATCCCAACAACATCGTAGCAATCTGCTCGTCAGTCTTTCCTTTTTCGTCACGATAATACGACCATAAAGCTTCTTGGATCGATTTTGTGACGCAAATTTTCCGGCAGTCGAAACAGGTTTTGTCTGTTATTTCCACCGGGATTTTTCGAGCCACATTTTCATAGAATTCGGTCAAATCACAATAACAGTCTTCTTTCCTTAATTGTACAGACTTTACCATACTACCAATCCTTTCATATGTTGTGAAACAATCTTCTCATAGCCCACACATCCGAAAAATACATTACAGTGAACCAATAGTTCTCACCATTATCGTCCGTAGACATTGGTTCTGTTAAGGAGTTACCAACTTTGATGTATGCAGCTACTCCAAGAAGAGAAAGCTGAATGTAACACATCAAAGCAACGGTTTCGTCAATATCCTGAGCAGCCACCAGAACGTGATTCTGGAAGTTTAGATTCACCTTTTCCAATTGCTTTTTGGCTTCATTAACTGCTGCGATCAGAGTGGCTCCAGCACCACAGCAAGGATCGCTGATCGTGATATAGCCTTTTTCCTTCACAATGGCTATCACATCTTCTTCCGTTACTTTTGCCATCAGCTCACAGATATGATAGGGAGTAAAGAATTGGCTGGTCGATTTGTTACCGAGATTCAATTCCATAAAAACGCTGCCTAAGAAGTCCTGCTCTGGATTATCTTCCAAAGCCATAACTACATAGGCAGCTAATTCCGGAAACAATTTTTGCTCCTGCTTATTGTATTTTTTGATAATCTTCAAATATCGTTTTTCCCGTTCTTCGTAGTGAGATTTGTCCACCGGATTCGACAAAGAACAGGCAAACATTATGATGAAATCCCGCCATACATCCCATGATCTATACCGATAAGTCAACTGATGAAAAGTCTTCAGGAATTCTTTTCTAACATCCTCGTTTTTCGGTACTTTATCTGGCTTTGATATGTCAGTTTTCTTAGGTTGTGGCGGAACATTTGATTCTTGCTTTTCGATGTTTATTTTGGGTTTAGGAACAGAAGCATTGATTTTCGGTTTCGCTGTGGTTCGCTTCTTTTTCCAGTTCCAAAATGCCATAACATTTCTCCTTTCGCAGAAATATAGGGCTGTTTCCTCTAGCCTTAGGACATTTACCTTGCTGGCAATATCAGGCACCCTATCCGTCGCTCATTAGTGGAATGGAATTTCTTCCGGACCTTCTTCCTCTGCATACTTCTCGGCAAATTCATCCTCTTCGATGGTGACATACATCGTTTTCAGATAAGCCTTGATGCCGGTTTTACCGTTCACTTCCCAAGAATACGGTCGAATCGTCAAATCAACATTGCGAATCTCCGCATAATCCAGAGTAGAAATGGACTCATCATCAAGAGGTGTCTTGTTCCGTCTTGTAATCATAACCACCTTTGGCGGAATGTTCTCAAAGCTGACCGCCACCTGGATATAATGGGTTGGCTCTTCGTCCTTCTCTCTCGGTGGTAAAACTCTTACGTTCCAACCATCATTTAAGAGCTTTTCAGCCTGTTCTGGATCGTCAATAACAACACAAAAATTTCGATTACCAGCCCGATTATACTTAGATTCTTCTCCTCTGAAATTCCGAAAAATAATGCGAGCGTTTTCAATAACAATATTAGGTACGTTTTTATAAGCCATGATACTTCTCCTTTTCTTTAATTAAATGGTAATTCTTCGTCAGCGTCTTCTGGGATGTTAATAAAATCCTCCAGCCTCGGCTTTGGAATATAAGGATCATCCGATACAAACCATTCGAAGTCACCGTATTTGGATATGGTTTCAACTGCATCATCTACAAGCTTGTCATAATAAGAACGGTCAATAGAATCTTCTTTGGAGAGTTCTTTCACCATCTCAGATTCCAGCCACCGATACCCCTTTGAGCCAGTAGCGGCATAATATCGTCCGTCTTTTTCACGCATAAGCAGACCGCCGCCAGCCCCAGATTTGATCGGACAGAACTGTCCAACTCGTCCAATGAAAATATAATTGTGGCCTTCTGCAATCTTTGGATTCAGCGACTGGCAAGTCTTTTCAAACGTCGTGTCGGAAAGCAATCCCTTACGATAATCACTCTCTGCTTTTGAAAATTCTTTTTCGTATTCGGACACATCGGGAAGTCCTTCGTTCATGTCCAAATATAAAGCGCTGCTTACCGACTTGGTTTCGCACATATCTTCAAAGACGATCTCTTCGCCGCTGAAAAGCTTCTTGAAGACATAGGGAATCTGGAACTGAGTTCCTGTGGCCGTCCATTTTCCGTCTTTATACTTGGCAATATAGACAGCGTCGTTTACCAGGCACATCCGGTCGTATGTAGCCTCGTGCTCAAAGGTGTAGCCATACCGTTTCCCATAATCCATAACAAACTGGATAATCTCCGGTGTTGCGTCTGGAATCTTGATAGAGTCCGTTTTAATGTGAGCAACAGTAAAGCCCCGTTCCTGTACCTCATGCTTGAGGTTAATCATGAACAGAGCTCCTCGTTTGGCTACAATATTATCTTTATTTCTCGGATCACGGAACGGATTCTCGAAGTTGGCAGAAGTCAGGCCATATACCGAATTGATTGCGGTCTTCAAAGCATTTGCCAAATCTTTTGCTGTCATCTCACCGTCAATAACTTTCTGGATATATGGCGTCAACTTTCCATCCAGCATATGATTGACTTCGTCCCAGGCTTCGTGTTTGATGCTGACTCGTCCTTCCACGATATCACGGAAGGCCCTCGTAAATTTCACACCGAACAGAACTTCTGCAATTGCGCTGTGAGGATGCATAGAGGAAATATCCAGCAATGCCACATTTCCATACATACCGGGTTCTGCGTAAACATATCCGCCTTCTCCAACCTCTTCTCCTCGATACGTTGATTTTCCATTTTCGTATTTGTATCCTGGAAAATATGGCAAGAGGCTTCCTTCCTCGCCATGCGTTTGTGCCATCATTTCAGGACACGCTTCGGCCAGGAAAGATTCGGTTTCTTCATCAAGGTAATGTACCGGCTCCGCCAGATTTCGGTAATTGAACTGGTCCTGTGGTTTCCGCTCGTTCCCAAATATAATCTTCTGGGTAAGCGTATTGGTCGTATCATTCACCGTCATCCCGGCCAAGTCTGCCAGAATTTGTCGAGCTGTCCAGTCAGCCTTCAGGTAGTGGAATGCCGCTTCAGTTGCGATTACATCGTTATCACAATATTCTGCAACCTTAGTCCACATCTCTTCGGGAACCGGTTGATCCCAAGGAAGCCCAAGCTCCTGATGATGAATTCCCATCTCAATTTCCAGTTTCTTCAAGCTCTTTTTATTTCCGGCAGATGCAAAGTCATACACATCTGTATAGGAAACATTGTAGGCTTCTCCAAAGAAACAATTTGGACTTCCACTGATGATCTTTTGCGAGAGGTTATAAAGCTGCTCGTTCGTATAACCCATGAGTCTCGCATACAGAATGTGGTTATCATATCGTCGGCAGTTAAATCCAACCAGCCTGAACCGCATCAATTCCTCAATCTCGGTTGGTGTCGGGTTTATCATACGAACAACGGGCTTTCCCTCTCCCTCAATTTTCCAGTTTACAAGGAACAGGTTCGGAAACACCTCGATGTCATAAAATACCAACTTTGCTTCTTCATTTCTCCCCGCTGTGGAAGGGTCCGCTGATTTAAACTGCATTTTATTCACCAGCTTGATACAGTAATCAGCCTGATGTGTACTATTTGCAGCGAACGCTAAAACTGCATTCCGCATATCCGTCACATCATAGCTCAAATCGCTGGCGTATGCATCCTCCAGTATTTTGTAGATAAAATCGATACTAGGCTTAGTACCCGGATGAATTTCTTTATTCAGATTTCGTTTAATCAGTGTTCTAAGCCCTTTCTCGCTTTTAATTGCCTCAAAATTTACCATTTTGTCTTCTCCTTTCGTCGGTAAACCAGAGCTAATCGTTGCGATAGGCAAATCATTACACTTCGTAAGTTTTCTTCGTAATGAGCTTTTACCTGTGAACACTTTCACTTCGATGTGGTCGTCATAAATACGACTCAGTTTTTTTACATCTCCTGTGTAAATATAATGAAGATGAACCCCCTTTCCGCTTTTACTTAGCTCTGCATAAGTTGCCGGCCACTTGCTTGCTTCTTCCACATTCCGTTCGAAGGATTTGTTCCCATCCTTATCCGGAATATCAAAGTCGATTACTATGTGGTTTTCCGGGACTTTAACATAATGGATTTTAGAAGTGTCCAAATCAGACAGCTTCGTTTTTACCTTGTCCCATTTCATGGAAGGCGTCTCCTTGTCGGTCGCATACTGCGCCGGGCAATCGGAGCACACCTGATCGAAAATAGATTTGGTTGTGTTAAACTGCAATAATGACGGTTTCTCTTCCGGCTTTTCCACAATGGTTTCCTCTTCAAATTTTTCAGTCCGGAATCCAATATAATAGCTTCGCACTCTCGAACCATCCTCCATGTTGAATCGCTCTTTGTAATCGTGGAAATAGTTTTTCAGTTCCTCCTTAAAAACTCTCTGAGAAAATGGATAACCTACTTTTGCCTCATCGCAGTAGGTCTTATACATCTCCCAGGCAGCCTTCAAGGTTGTACCGTTTTCCCGTTTGAACACATGGTAGGAATCAATGATGAAGTTATAAAAATCGTTGGAAGCCCCCAGCATTGCAATGGGAATATAATCGTCATATAAACCAGGATTATTCAAATAGACTTCCTGGCAATAATACGCAATCGCCCCCAATTCGAATTCGATCTGTTTCATGGTTGCTTTGTATTCCTTTGGACTCAACTTATTTCCAGAAGGAGACACATCAATCAGTCGTCGAATTAAACCGGACTTTGCATCCGTAATTTTCACCGGCTTATTGGTACCCATAAACAGAAAGCATTTGAACCGATTGGAATAGGTTGATTTGAACTTCTCATTCACAGTCATCAGCTCATGGGATACCAAACTGTTTAACCTGGTATTGTCTTCAATTCTTGAAAGATCGCCGTCATGCTGAATGGCAACAAGAGGATTACTCTTGAACGCCTCCAACGCAAACGAATTGCTGGATGAGCCAAGAGCTTTTGCATCAAAAACCGAATAATATCCTTCAAAGAGCTGCTGAATAATATTGAGGACTGTGGATTTACCCGTTCCGGCAGCTCCATACAGGACCATAAATTTTTGCAGTTTTTTCGATTCTCCGCACACAATAGAACCGATCGCCCATTCTATCTTTTGTCTTTCTGTTTCCGAGTACAGAGTAGACATCAATTTGTCATAAGCAGACAAATCGCCAGCTTCAAGCGGATATTTCAGCTTTTTACTGGCGTAATCTTTTTTATCGGTTTTTGTGTTAGAAAATATCAGTTTGTCATCCAGCATGTGGAAAGAATCCCTCATTTGTTTCTGACAATATTTGTGCCAAGAATCAATCATTCCGGATTCCGCATCCCACATGTGAAGAACTTTAATTTCAGAGTCAAAGCGCTGGCGGCTTTCTTCTGCGTATCTATCCAGTTCACGGTCAATGAGTTGCAAAGCATCTTGTTCGTCCGTAGACCATAAACCTCGTTCCTCAATCCAGATAGCGTAGAAGTCACCACCTCGAATCATCAGATCAGAGCTTTTTTTAATAATGAACTTCGGATAGATTTCAATTACACCACGCTTTGTACTACGTGTGGAAATCATCAAAAAGTCGATCATCTCATTTTTTACTCTCCTTTATCGCGCTTCATTTCCTCTATTGTCGATTCCAGTTTTTCAATCCTCTTTTTCTGCTCCATACGATCCAGCTCCAGGAGAACCAGATTAACCGTCATAATAAGAGCAATCGTGCTTAATTTCCGGTTATAGCGGGCCTGTTTATTCAGGGATTTCCGAATGGACCGGATTGCCGTCTCCGAATTTCTAAGACTTCCAAAAATATAATTCATAACCTCACACATCTTACTTTTTTCCTCCCTTCATTCCATTCATAAAACTGGAAATCGTCTCGAATCTCCAATCTTTCTGACTATGATAAGTGAATATAAATTCTTGACCATTTTTCTGGCGGATACGGATGCTGTTCCTTCCATTTGGGAACCATACATCAATCCGATCCCCTGAATACTCTGGAAAATAGTTTTCAAACCACTTCATTACTTCGCTGTGGCCCATATCAATCTCTCCTTCTAAGTATTTTCGTCCAAATACCAGCACATCTGATACCAGATTTCAACAGACCTTAAATCGTATCGACTGTGATTTACGGTAAACAGCCCACCGTCACCATTGCGGCTATACTTCCGATCCAGAAATCTCTGGACAATGTCTTCGACATAATCTCGGTCAAACTTGGAGTCATTCATAGAGCCCAGACCAAGATTGACAATCATGTTCCAGAACCACTGTCCAGTTCGGTTCCCAACGTCCGGATCGTCCATAATATGTTCTTCACACCGAATCGCAAGCGCAATCATCATTTCCAACACACTGCACATCCGATTATCTAAATAGGCGGAGATCATGGAGCTGCTGTATCCGTTTTCATAACCAAACCGATACCTTAAATCCACTCCATCCTCCGCCCGGTTTCCATCCATCGGAATGCTGTATTTAAATTCAATTCGATGCATCTCTCTTAAAAGCTTCCGATACGACAATTTCTTTGAATATCTCCCATCAAATACAAGCTGATACATCCAGTTAAAATATGCATCATTAAGCTCGTTCTTTGTCATTATTCCTCCACTCGATGCGGCATTGTCTTTGCGACATCCGAGTAGTTCCTCTGGTCAAGCAGGATTTCATAATCACACTTTAACCTGTCGTTTCGGACAAATACGGAGTCATCCTCATATTCACCAAAATGGTTCAGGGATTCCTCGCCGACAATTTCATCCACATCGTCTACCTCTTCGTCATTTTCATCAGCCAGAACTTTGTCTGCATAGTAAGTGAGGCTGATCTTTTCATATTCTTCGAATTCACCGAATTCCTCTGGCGAAATGACATAAGGCTTCTCCACAAACGCCTCTCCTTTCTTTTCCTCGACACTCCTGGAATAATCCGTATAGCCCTCTTTCTGGATGATAGATGCATACTTTTTGAAGTCCACATCACCATCGTCCTTCTGAGTTCTGTCTTCTGCTACTTTAAGCCCGTCTCGAAAGCCTTCTACGAAACTCTTTCCAGCTTTTTCTATACTCTCTCTTGTGGCATATGCCTCTTTCACAGAATCGATTTCTTCCTGAGCAATCAACTCATATTTCTGTTTCAGTAGTTGCCATGTGCATACAGAACCCATCCCTGCTCCGGCAATGAATGCAAGGAAAGTCATTCCTTTACTGCTCATCCTCTTCCTCCTCGTTTCTGATTGTCATTACGGTTATTGCTAAACCGCCAAAAAGAAAAGAGACACTCAACAGAATGCCTCCCATAATATGTCTTTTTCTCTTGGTATCCAGAACATAATCCAGTACCGATATTACGTTCTCCAAGCCATCCATATCAATGCTCCCTTCCTGTTGACAGAATTGCGATTCCACCAACAAAGCAGATGCCAGACATTGCCGCCAACGTATAAGACACAAATGCTAAAAGATTACGCATAATGATTCTCCTTCCTTATTCATACTTTGAAAAATAATGATTCCCAACCTGGAACATCGGAACACCATATGCGCTGTATTCTCCTGCCGTGAAGAATACAACATCATAATTAGTTCTCGACTCCAATTCCTCATAGACGAGCTCGCAAATATCCTCTCTGACTTCACATCTGTCCACTCGTCCGTTCCACATGGATGAAAACTGATTTGGCTGATAAATCACCTCATATACGGTATCCGGAAAATAATCTGAATCCACTCGGTTAAGTACCGTATCAATAACAAGGCGTTTTCCTTCTTCACATTCGCCTTCGGCTTCCGCCATCGTGACAAGGGCGATCAGTTCCACATCTTCCCTAGACATTTCAGGTATTACTTCTGTTATTGATTCCTCCGTTTCCTCTACTGCAATCGGAATGGATTCCTCTTGCGAAACCGTAATAACCGGCTCAGTCTTTTCGACAACGATTGCTTTGGATATCGCGGCAACGTCTTCCCCGTCTGAGTGGAACTCAGATATAAAGAAAGAAGAAGCTATTACAATACCGCACAATATCGGAACCGTTATTACTTTGATTAACCTGTGCATAAATTCCTCCCAAATAAAAAGCTATCCCTAAGAATTACAGTAACTCTTAGGGATAGTTATAAATTTTTCCTCACATCAAATCCCAGATGTTTCCATCGACATTGAAATCCAGAAGGATTGCCTGATCAAATCCATTGACATAATCCGAATAACTCAGATTATCGGAATACAGGCCGAAGTCAATGTAATTATCTCCTTTGGGATTTTCCGGATTATAAAACCAACCAACAATCTGGCCGGCTTTTGTTCTCGGAAGTCCGAGCATTTCATAAACTTCATTCAGAAATACACGCTTCTTCGCTTTCAGCAAGTCATTCGCGTAACGCTCCTGAGCTTTGATGAACATCAGATTGTATTCGTTATTGCTTTCCCAGTGAGGGTTCAGAATAGAATTCCCATCTTCATCCTGCGTGTACTTTTCAAAAAATCTAGCATAACCGCTGATATCTGCCGGACTTACCACAAAGCCGTTCTTCTTAATTTTCTTCTCTTTTCCGGTCTCCTCGTCGATCACCGTTTCATCAAACTTCTTGGCTTTAAGATTATATTTCAGTTCACGGTCAACCTCTTCGCCAAACCGTTCAATAACATGACTGCGATACTCTTTAAATCCCTTGTCGATAGCTGCATAGGCTGCTCCAAGAGCCACATTTCTCTTACGAAGGATGTTATTGGATGCCAAAATACTGGTAATCGACAACGCACCGAGCACAACGGAAGGTCCATACAGCTTAGCGAATTTTACTCCGGTCTGGACATAAACAATCGCCAAATCCTTTTTGGCATCCTCACTGGAATACTGCTCCTTCACAGATTCGTCTTCCTCGCATTTATGAATTGCTTCGACATCTTCCTTCGTCTTATCCAGAATTTCTCCAACTTTTGTCGTTGCTTTACACGCCATTACTGCGCTTGTAACCACACCGATTACGCCGGCTACGACGAGAATCTCTGGACTATGCTTCTTTAACTGGAAACTGGTCTTGCTAAGAAAACCGTTCATGCTCTTTACAATCTCTGCTTTTTTCATGGTTATTTATTCTCCTCTTCTACTTTTTTTAAATGATCAATCAGATGCTGTGTGTACCAAAGGATTTTCTCCAAATCCTGAATTCCGTTTTTCTTCTTCCAACGGCAAGCATATTTGATAATGTTTGCGGTATCGGTAGCCTCAATCCCTTTTAAATCGAAGGTAAAGGCTTCGATCACATCAATAACTTCCATACCTGTTTCAGAAATATAATGATCTGGATGAGATACCATCTTATCTTCTGACTCATACATCTTGCATTCCTCCTTTTACAACGGCATCGGTTTAGGCAGTTTCAAAATATAACCGTCCCTTACCCGAACCGCCCTGCATCCGGCAATATCAGTCCATCCGTATTTATTGGCAGCATAGTTGTCATTGGATACGTTTGCTAGATCATAAAGATCTGCAACACTGACCACCTCATACTGTGCGATAATCTCATTCATAGCGTCCAATACCGATTCAGCATCCCCACGAGTTTCAAATAAGAGTTCATCATATTCATAGCTCGTCCGACTCTTCGGTGCCGTATAATCCTTCTTTCCGCTGTCGTAATACTTCTGATAGGATACCTTGGACGCTGTCGAATTCTTTTTCGACTTTCCGGCCTCTCCATAAAGAATCATATCAATACCATTGGTTACTATATCGGAAATTGCCTTTTTAATCGCCGGCACGAGGACATCCATGACAATATAAGATTTCACATTATTAACATCTTCGGAAATGAATACATCTGCAAACTTCTGCATCTCTGATTTTTTCTTCGGCTTTACCGTCCCAGAAATCACCTTTTCTACACGCTTTTCAGGAACAAGGTCTTTCTGTTCTTCCTTTGACTTGTGGGAATTCGGCTTATATTCCTCCATTAAGTTGTCTCCTTTCCACTCACTAAACTAATCTTTCCAGGCAATATAATCTTTGTACCCGGAAGTCGATTGTTCTTCTTTTTAAATTGATAGGTAAGATTTGACCTTGCCTTCTTTTCAGAGACCGCCCGTGTAGAAGCAGTCCAACGATTAGCAACGCAGTTGTCAAATTCCATCACTGGTCCGTCATACAAATATAAATTCATCAATGTCACCTCCGGATAAAAGAAAAAAGGAAAGCACCTTGTTACAGGTACTCTCCCTCGTGTTGAAACACATTTTTCTCTTTAAGCTTCTTCGGAATCCTCTTTCTCGTTCTCCACGATTGGCTCTTCAGAATCATCCCACTCAGCGTCGATAATCCGCTGCTCCTTCTGGGCTTTGATCTTAGCAATCATCGGCTTACCCACATACTTGTAGATTACAACACCTGCAAGTACAGCTAAACCGATACCAGCCGCAACCTTAAACCCTTTTCCGGAACTCGCTTTAACGACTTCCTCAGTAGTTGCCTCCATAACCTCTTCGTTGTTCATGATTTCATTGGTTTCCATGTTTATTCTCCTTTCAACTCTTGAAAATGTGTGATTCTTCTTTCATTAAAGCCGCTGTATTTTTCGCGCGTTTATAACAAATTTCGGTAATCATATCGTGGAGCTACGCTGTAATCAATTACCAGGCAGGGAGTTCCATCGCTGGCTAATTGAGAGCTGAATGATAAATCGATATATCCACTATCGACATTCCACCCAAGTTCGTCGCCGAGTTTTACACTGTCCAGACCAATTTCGTAGTAGAAGTCATTCAGGGATACATACATATCATCCAGCATTTGCCGATTCAGTTCGCACTCTGCTTTTTTTATTTTTTCAATATCGCTTTTGAAGTATCTTCCGGAAATTGCATCATAGCAGAGCGTATTCCCCTTTTCTGTAATGATTACCTCTCTTGTTACTACCGGATTCTTTTCAACCTTATCCTTAGCAACGGCATCTTTCACTGCCTCATTTTTCTTCTCCCCAAACATCTCAATTACTTTTCCCTGATAGTCTTTGAGTGCGGATTCGGATAAGGTATATGCTGTTGCAAGTGCAGCATTTCTCCGAGCATTCACTGAGCTGGCTCCGATCAGGCAGGCAACAGAGAGTGTTCCGGTAATCGCTGCCGGAATATAACACGCCCATGTCGTTTTCACCATATCCATTGCTTCAAGCTTTTCGGCTCCGATTTCCTCTTTTCTCTCTTCAATGAGAATCAGTGCCTTAGGCGTTGCTCGTACAGCCATGACTGTCGTTGTAATCATGCCTGCAATGCCGATTCCGGTAAGAATCTCCGGACTATGCTTTTTAATCGCTGTTTTCAGTGACAAAAAGCTCTTGGCTATTTCTTTTTTCATTACTTCTTTCCTCCAATTCCTAAAGCTGTTTTGGATAACTCAAGAACCATGTGAAACGCCTCATCCTCGGTAAAGCCGGCTTCTACAAAGCGATCCTTCAAATTCTTCATCTCAGAAGCAGCTTTAGCAAACATCTCTTTCTCTTCCAGATTTTTGATCTCCTGTTTGAGAAGCTTAATCTCGTTTTCTTTCTCAGAAATCTCTTCCTGTAAGGACTCTTTTGTTACCTTGTTCTTTGGATTCCATCCTTTAAGAGTCTTATAAGACACTTTGTTTTCACGGGGCACAGGGCCCCTGGATTCCTGCTTAACCAACCAGAATTCCGGACGAACCCCATAAGAGTACGAAGCGCCGAGGTAGCCCGCAGTGCCACCGTAGCTCACAAAAGCAAAAAGAGCCGAAGAAAACTCCTCTTTTGTAGCATTTCTCAGCCATCCCCATGCAAGCTGGTCCTCAAAACAAGCAATCCGATTCTTGCAGTCTTTCATCAAAGGAAGCTGCTCATCGATATCCGGTTCCAGATTTTTGTTGTCCCATTCGTCCTCATGACCAACAATCTGTCCAACGGTCGGAATAGTAAGTCCGTAAATCTTGTCACGCAATTCCTCCGGAAACGCCATAAACAGAACCGTATCCATCCACTTCTTCAAATCAGACTTTTCAAAGCCACCTTTATTTGTGTCTCGGTTGTTCATTGGCCGACGGGTAACATAATCGTCAAATATAAACATGACGCCCTCGTCCGTAACCTTGTGAGCCGTTACAGTAAACTCTCCAAGCTCTGCCAGAGGAATAACCATCTGATCTCCTACCTGAATATTTGCTGTGTCGATTTCCTGCTTTCTTAATACCTTCATGATGTTTCTCCTTTCGAAAATATAAATTGTTGTGGTTATAAAATAAGACCGAGAAGTGTCTCGGCCGTATTTTCTGCTACTTGAAATATGTAGTTGTTTGTTGGTTCTTCCGACATGTGAAGAAATAGCTCCATTTTCAATATGAAGCCCTCTATCACTAAGTCGGCTTCCGTCATCGGATGATCCATGATGGCCAATAGAATTTCATCAACAGCCCACTTTTCATACGAACGCTCCATGATAGCTGATTTAGGCCAATTTCCTCCGGGTTCAAATAGATGCTCATTCGCATAATTTAGAATTTTTTGAATAACCTCGTCATTCATCAGCACTTGCTCCAAACTAAAAAGAAAGAGCCCTTGTTAGGACTCCTCTTCGTTTTCATCGTCTCTTTTGGCAAGTGCCTCATTAACCTTTTCCTCAATTTTTTCATCCATTTTCTTTTCGTTTACCCAATCGGTAAGGACACTCACTCCAAATCCGATCACGGTAACTGCGATACCAATGGCCTTGATAAAATTTTTGTTCTTCATAAAGCATTAGCCTCCTTTTCATAATACGGTCTGTAATTTTTGCGCAAAGAAAAAGAGCCCTAGAGGGCTCCTCATCAAATACAATACCATTACCAATTTTGTGCTTTAAAAATCTCTATTGCTTCTTTTTCGCTATCCGCTTCTAATTTTATTTCCCACATACCGCTTCCAATACAAATTTCGTCATAATATGTGTTTACGTCCGCAAAAAAACCACCATCAAAATGTGCTTTTGGATCATAACTTTCATTTCCGGTTATAAGCTGAATTCCGTATGCTAAAAGCGTTGTATTCTTGTAAAACTCTGCGCCATAATAACCACAAAAAGATCCTCTACCTTCCCATTCGTTATTATCAAATAAACCTATACATCGATGTTTCCAGTCGCTTTCTGGCAGATTAACTTGGTTTATATAGAAAGTCATAATTGATCTCCTTTCGTTCGTTATAAATTAAAGTATATCACATATATACAGGTGACAGTTATTTAAACAAATCATTCAAATTTATTGACTGTCATTGTATCGATCATGATACACTCCAAGCCATCTTCCAAAGTTGATTTATAATTATCGAAATCCAACCAGTAACAATCCATTTCTTCAACCATATAAGAAATATCCCAACCGAGGTCATCGCCTCCATCTATACCTTCAACTCCAAGGAAGGATAGATATTCATTTAATGAACAGTCACCTCTGATAGCAAGATTTCGGTTTACGTGATACTGGGCGTTTAACACCGCTGCCATTGTGGTTCTAAAATACTTCTTCGAGGAAAGATCATAGAAAAGAAAAGGCTCGCTCTCCGAATCCATATCCATGTTATAGACCTGATAGCCCCAATCGTATGTAGCCACCATTGCATCTTTCGCCATTTCAACATGGATTTTATCATCTGCGTCCTCTCCATAAACAATCTTGGCCGACTTCCGATATTGCTTATAAGATTCGTTAAGCATGACATATGCGCTCATCAAGGAAGCCTGTTTCTTTTGATTTAGTGCATTTGCCCCAAAGATGCAGACAATGGTTGAAATTCCAAGTAGCGCAGAAGGAATATAAGACGGTCCAGCCACTCGGATAATTTCCACTTTGGTTAGGTTTTCACCTTTCTCCAACTCTGCTTCTTTCAGCAGTTTTACTGCTTTGGGGGTTGCTCGAACGGCAGTAATGGTCGTTACGATAACTCCAACGGAAGCCACTACCGTTAAAATTGTTGGAGATGAGCGATATAATTGTCGCCCAACTCTTTTTGAGATTTTAGCTTTTTGCATGAAATTCTCCTTTCGTTTTATCCTATTCCATGGCATACAATAGGTCTTGAATGTTTTCGCCTACTATCTTAGCGGCAGTAAATATAGAACTGTTCTGTCGATTCATAGAAGCAAACTCTTCCATTTTCTCTGTAAACGATCGTGCCATTTCTTCCAGATTTTTTATGGACGTTTTGGTTCGGGGATAAATATGATTGGCTACATAATTTCGAAATTCTCCAATCGCCCATAAGGTATTGCTCGTCTTTGCAAATCCATTCTTGTCAAACACCGGATTCGGCAACCATTCGTCCATTTCGTACATATCGCACAGAATCAACTCCAATTCGTCCAAGCTCAAATTTCTAACCACCTCCTTAAAATCCCCCTTTCCTGATAGATAAAAATAAAAGAGAACCAGTATCAGATTCGAACTGATTACCTCCACGGAAATGTGGCGCTCTACCAATGAGCTAACTGTTTCTCCATAATAGTAATTGTAAATTTTGCGAAGTAAAAAGAAAGAGCCATTGCTGGCTCAATCCTTCTAATTCAAACCGATCTTCTTCAGAATTTTCATGAGTTCTTCTTTGCTCATATCCGCATCAATACTTACATGCACATGTGCTTTCTCATCCGAAATTGAAGCATTCAACTCGTTTAACTGGATATCCACGTTATATCCCAGTTTTTTATGTAATACCCCTTTTGCTAATTTCGAAAGCAACATTCGTGTAAATTTTGAGCTGATTTTCATTTCATCCATCACCCTTAAACTCCTTTCGCTATAATCAGTTTTCCATAAAAGGAGCTGTGATTTTTGCGGATTAAATATTGCGTCTATCAAAGACAGTCTCCCATCGTTCACGTTTAATAGGCTTCATTTTTAAGGCCCACATAATCTGACGAATTGTTACAGTCGGATAAAGCCCGTCCGTAGCCATCCCAGAACGTATATCAAAGTATTCTTTAAAATGCGGATGCAAATATAAATCATCCGTAATCCATGGGTCCACTTCTCCCCACCAGGTGCTCTTCGTTTTCCCATCAAATCGTTGTTGAATAACTGCCAGTCCCTTTTCCCCGATTTGGAACAGAGTGCAGCAATGATAGACTGGATGATCGCAAAAATATACTTTTCCATACATCGATAAATAGATGTCCGGTTTTTCATAATGGTATCGCATCATTTATTCTCCAAAAAGAAAAAGCCTATGCCAAAGCATAGACCTTCTCTCAATAATATTTTTAGTCATCAAATAGCTTACATGACGTTTTGCAATATGGGTATGGTCCTCCGCAGGCTCTGCATCCGGCTGGCGGAATATCTCCTTGTTCCATATCGAGCATTTCTTCCGTCCATTCTACTTCTTCATCGGACTCATACTCGTAATCTTCTTCGTCCACCTTTAATCCACACGATGGACAGATATAAACTCCGCATCCAGTCTTCGGATCTTCTGCTTGCCTCATAACGGCTCCACACCGATTGCAAATCGCATATCCGTTATTCAGGTACTCAATCAATTCAATACCTTCTGGTTTGATAATTTTGTGGCTCATAAATATTATCTCCTTTCGTTTTTCGAAAGAACCGCTATTATTGTACGGTTTCTTCCGGTGTACGGTCAAGAGACAAAGAGCTCTTTGTAGCATCTCCTTTCCATAATAGCGTCTGTAAAAATCACGCAAAAACGAAGAGGACATGTGTATATCACGCCCTCCTCATTTCTTACCGGTTAATTATTTCTTTGTCGGTCTAAAACGATTGAACAATCCTCTGAATGTTGTCGAGGTATAAGTTCCGGTTTCCTCAAATTTAAATCCTTTCCGCATCCAGATACCGTAGAACATCAACGGTATGAGAAGCTCTGCCGCTGCAATACCCAGTCTGAAATATCGATCTTTCACCTGTTCGTCAAGCTGAGAGCGCTTATATTGCTCATCCTGCACATCGGCCTTGATCTGCTCGTCCAACTGAGATTTCTTAATCTCGTTTTCCCGGACACTCGCTTCACTTTCCAACGTACGCCGGCTTCGCTTATCCTCCGCGTCCAGCTCACTTTTGGTTTCCTCGATTCTCAAACGGTACAGCTTTGCCAGATCCTCTATAGCCTTTGATTTCTCTTCGCTACCCGAATCCAGAGAAGATATCGCCTGAATCTCCGCTGCTATCTCCTCGTTCAGCAATTCTTTGATGTTTTCACCCATTTTAGTTCTCCTTTCGTGAATTCATTAACTGTTCCATAAAAGGACTTGTTATTCATGCGAAATATAATTTTTGATGTTGACTTTCAAGACCACATATCTTTTCTTATATATCGCATCCGCTCCCTTATGGGACAGTTCCAAAAACAAATAAGGTCCGCTGTCTGGATCGGATTGATCGACCCGCAGCGAACCAACGACATCCCTTCGGAATACCTGTCGTCCGAAGACAATCCCAATAATGATGCCAATAATCATGCAAAGAATGAGCTCCATATTCAATCCTGCCTTTCCAAAACATTTTTCCAAATTTTCTACCCGGGATTTTTTCACATATCAACATAGCATGTCTTTCGGATACCTTGGTACTGTGTTTTATCCTAGGATAAAAAAGAAAGAGCCATTGCTGGCTCAGTCTTTAAAGATGTTATTTCTGCGTTCCCTCGCCCTCATACACAATTTTCTTTCTCATGTCGGACCAGGCAATATACCGCTCTTTTCGACATACAGGACAATGGAATTTACATACCTTTCCTCCGATGTCCACCACCTCTTTGCTGTCTGCCTCCAATCGGCTCTGACAATTCGGACAGTTGAAGCGATAGACTTTCTTGACTGCTATGTCTACAATCTTCATTTCAATCCCTCGCTTTATTCAGTAACCAGAAGAACCGTCTGTACAAGTTGTAGTAAACATCCTTACAGCATGGGATATTTGATCTAGCTTTCAGAATGTCATAAGACCAACCTTCGGTTACGCCTTTTAAAATATAATTGGATAGTTCCGCATCTGTCGCAATCGCCGTTTGCTCGATCGTTTTCATACGATCCAAATAGTAAGATCGAGCTTCTGCACATCGAGCTGTCGGATCGCCAGTCGTTCTGTTTCTTGAGAATATCTCCATATCAGCAGGCCGGCGGCTAAGCCCATCCAGAGCGGCATATGCTTTCTTCCATATCGGATACTGTAGGCAGAAATGCTTCAATTCATAGTACCGGTGACGCTCAATCCAATATGGGTTTTTCTCGGATAATTCTGGACGAATCGTTGTTGCCATATTAACGTTTCTCTCCTTTCCATAAATATCCGGTTTCTTCCCAGAGCCGCTTTGGAGAAATATAAAAGTTGATGCGTCCGTACTTCGAATTCATCTCTTCGATATTGGTAATCAACTTTCCGTTTCTAGTCGCTTTTCCAATGGGAAGCCATCCGGATATAATACCGGCTCGAACCCAGGAAGCATCTTTCCCGTATACTCTGGCGACGACCGCTACCGGAACGGAGCCCGGTGCAAATATCATTTCTTCCATTGGCTGTTACCTCCTTTCAACGGCTATTCTAGGATAGGAACCGCAATTTGTTAAAACAACCTCAGTGGCAAAACGACAAAAAGAAAGAGCCCTTGTTAGGACTCCATTCTCTTGAAATATAATTTTTGTAATTTTGCTCTCATTCTTGTCAATTCGATTTGAATCGCTTCTGCTTGACCAAAATTCTTACATCGTAAAAGCATATCCTCAAATATTCGAATTTTAGTCTGTAAGTGCTTTTCCTCTTTTGACATTATGAATCTCCTTTCGTTTTATCTTTCACAAAAGGAGTTGTAATTCCTGCGAATTCCTCCATCGAATCATCGTCATTTCACAAGGGTAATCCTCATATCCATATGTTTCGCAAGTAATAAATCCTTCCAGAACGCCACGAATTACCTCGGCTTCGTACTGTTTGTATGGAAAAATATAATCCGGCAATTCCCTATGTATCTGTCCGCAAACAGGGCAACGAAACCGTTCCACCTTTACCCATGATGTTTTTCTTCCTTTTGTTCGCACAATTCTCGACACGTTATCATACCGTTTCACCCTTGCCCCGCAGTTCCGACAGGTTAATTTTTCATCACTAACCATATACCCATCCCTTTAAAAAGTTTAGTGTAGGAGTTGACAATTCCTACACCATCATATATGATTACTGATGATAAATCAACCTTGCCACACAGAAAATCTCGTTTTACAAAGGTATTGAGGAGGTATGAAGCATGTTGATAAAATGCCCTGAATGTGAGTTGCAGGTAAGCGACAAGGCGACATTCTGCCCCCATTGTGGTTATCCCATGCAGCCAGATGTCAGACCTAGGAAGCCTCGAAGTAAAAATAACAAACGGAGACGGCTCCCTAATGGGTTTGGACAGATCAGTGAAATTAAGAACCGGAATCTAAGAAACCCTTTTCGGGCCATGGTTACAGTTGGAAAAACGCCAGAGGGAAAGCCGATCTGCAAGCCACTAAAGCCGGAATCTTATTTTCCAACCTATAACGATGCGTATGCAGCCTTGGTAGAGTACAATAAGAATCCATATGATTTGGAACCCGCTATCACAGCAAAAGAACTGTATGAAAAGTGGACCGAAGAATATTTCAAGACTTTGAAGAATGATTCCAGTGCAAGAGCCGTAGACTCTGCATGGGCGTATTGTTCATCTGTCTATGATATGCGAGTTATGGATATCCGAGCTCGCCATGTGAAAGGCTGTATGGATGAGGGCGTCGCCATCGTAAAGGGAAAAGAGCAGAAACCGAGCGCTTCCATGAAGAACAAAATCAAGTCTCTATTCAACCTGATGCTGGATTATGCTTTGGAATATGAAATTGTCAAACAGAATTACGCTCGAACTTTTACCTTGACTGATGAAACCATCAAAGAAATTCAGACCGTCAAGAAGGAACACATTCCATTCTCCGACGATGAAATGAAGTTACTTTGGGAACATGTTGATGATAAATATTGCGTTGATGTTCTTCTGATTCAATGTTATTCTGGTTGGAGACCACAGGAATTGGGATTGATTGAACTGAGCAATGTTGATTTATCGAAATGGATCTTTACTGGTGGCATGAAAACAGAAGCCGGCGAAGACCGAACCGTACCTATCCATCCCAGAATTCAATCCCTTGTGGAACGAAAATATAGAGAAGCCGAAAAGCTAGGAAGCAAATATCTTTTTAACTATGTCGATCCAGATAGCCGACAGAAAAATATCAAGCTTACCTATAACCGCTATCAAAGAGTATTTAGCCGCATTCGTGACGAGCTTAATCTAAACCCTGAACACCGTCCGCACGATGGCAGAAAACATTTCGTCACGATGGCAAAAAAATATGACGTAGATGAGTACGCCATCAAATATATGGTGGGACATAAGATCACGGATATTACGGAAAAGGTCTATACGGCTAGAGAATTTGATTGGTTGCGAGAAGAGATTGAAAAAATAAAATAGCTTGTAGACCGGACGAACCCCATTAGGATTCGAAACGTCTGAGTGGTGCGTATTACCATTGGTTCCTACACCAGCGAAAGCAGCCGAAGAAACGACATCTCTGAGCCAGAAAAGGGTTCGGACGCTTAACAAAGTGTAGGAATATAGATATAGGAATGGTGCAGGAATAATGTACGAGTTACCTACATTTCCCTGCTTTTACCCACTCCTAACCACTTCTAAAAGTATTGATTTTACTGGATTTTTGACAAATCTCTTGTCTAGTAAGTTTCTATTTTAGAAACAAAAAATCCAGTGTTTACGGTACTCAAACGGCAAAGGTGTAGGAATGCTCAAGAAGTAAACGACATTTCTACACCTTTTTATACACCGTTTCGCCCTGTAGTACGTTATTCAAATTATCAAGGATGTTTTCTCCGGTTGAATCCTGGATGGGGTCAAGAAACGAATATCGATCCGGATAATTAGCAAACGCTGTCCCTACGATTTTCGTCCCATTTGCTTTGTGAGCTGTGTATCCTCTTAGCAAAGTTTCTTCGGTTACAGTATCCCCAGTCAGGTCTATGAGGGTTCTGCCGCTGTAAACGACTTTACTTGTAGCCATTTAAGCCTCCCTCCTACCCGATAGTTACCGTAGTACCTCCAGCGGGATTTTCACTCTCATTGTATGGGATTGCTTTAACCGTAACCTGAGACAAATAATTGTATCCGTCATCAGAATCCGGAAGGATTGTTTGCGATTCCGTCGAAGGTGTTACTGTCTTTGCCTGGGGTTTGGCATCTTCTGTACCAGACATGGCGCCTTCTACACCCAGCAAGGTAATACCTTCCCGAATGTTGTCTGGAATAAGTTTCTCTTTTTCTGATGCCGCAATACCAACTTTACCAGAACCGTCATGGTGTCCCTGCGGAATGGTGTACTCTTCATCCTTAGCAGAAATCGTTCCAGTCACCGCTCCGTTATTCTTCATGGTTCCCGTCAGTTTCTGACCTCGTACGTACGCGGTCTTTCCCTGAAGGATTTCAGCAACAGCAGCCGTCGCATCGGAAGAATCTACATCGTATTCACAAGTACCTGTGATTGACTCCCCCCCCTTGTCATGGGCGGTAAAGCCGGAAAGAATCTTATCAGCAGTTACGGTATCGCCGGTCAAATCGATCAATGTCTCTCCACCGTAGATTACTTTGTTAATAGCCATATTCTCTCATCCTCTCTTTTTGAGACATAAAAAAAAGAACGGTTGCCCGCTCCAGTTACTCGTCTTTATTTGCCTGTTTAATAATTTGATTCACATAGGTACTGAGGCCCGCCATTAAAATTCCCTGAACGATTGCCGTAAATATAGCCATTGCAATCTCCTGACCGTTCCCCAGTGGACACGTTGCCAGAACCCAAATCCCACAAAGGACGATGCCAGAAGCACCGAGAATCAGCGGAATATACTTGTCCTTGATTGTCTGCGTCTGTTTCAGACCCATACCACAGAAGTACAGGACAATCGCCACGACGATCAGTTCCGGCTGCACATAATTCATAATCTGTTCCATCATGATTTTTCCTCCTACTAATTTTCTTCAACATATGTCGATTTGTGGATGGGAAGTTTATTGACTTCCAGCATGATTTTCTGTGCCGAACCATTCCCACCCATTTTTTCATAAGGTTTATAAAGGTAATCATTGAGGTTTTCATACTCGTCTTGAGTGATCCATCCTCGTTCGATATAACACATTCCAAGATACACAATCCGGTCATGCGCTAATCCGATGAGCATTTGAGTTTTTACATCTTTCTTTTCGCCTCGTTTCTGGATATACGCCCAAAACCCAGAAGAAGCTATGACGGCGCAAACAATTGTTGCTACCATTTGAAACCATGGCTCCATTTTAGCATCCTCCAATATTTATTTGATTTTGTCGGTTACAACGATCTTTTTGTTGACAATCGTAATCGATTTTTCAAACAAATCTTCATAGAGACCTATTAAGTTTTTCCTTTGCTCCCTGGATAAAAGCTTATAGAAGCCTCCCATCCAGCCTCGAAACATGTTCTCTACATTTTCATACGAAATCTCCTCATTCTTCACCTTGACAGCGAGCTTCTTGAGCTTTCTTCGCATCGTAGTAACCCGCTTTGAATTGATTCGTTTGATTATCTTTCCGGAATCCACACTGACAGGCGAAAAGTGGATGGAGAAGTCGGTAAACATTGGCGACCAGCTATCTCAGGTAATTGGGATTTATTATCCGTACCGGA